GGCGTACCTTTCGTTCTACGAAGGGGGTAAGCCTACCGAAGAGGCAGAAGAGCCATCAGTGAGCCGTATAGAGGCTCTCAGGGCTGTTGTAGCTGAGATACTAAAGGTAGACTTTGCCAAGGCTGAATATCAGGGTGAAACTGTAACCCTAAACAAGCCTCGGCGTATCAAGGGTGGCAACAAGAAGTTTGAAGTATTCGTACAGGACGGTGGTAAGGTTAAACGGGTAGCTTTCGGAGACCCTAACATGGAAATCCGTAGGGACGATCCTAAAGCTCGTGCCAATTTCCGCTCCCGCCATTCTTGCGATACCAAGAAAGATAAAACAACGGCTGGCTACTGGTCATGTCGTATGTTGGAATCCAACACATCGGTGGGTGAAATGACAAAGAATATTGAAGGTAAAATCCTCAAGACTGACGACGAACAGCGTATGGTCTACGGATGGGCTTCTGTAGTTACAGAAAAGGGTGAGGCAGTTATTGATCGTCAGGGTGACGTTATCGAAGCTGGCACACTGGTAAAAGCCGTTAATGAATTTATGGAGCATGTGCGGGTCGGCAAGGCCATGCACGTTGGAGATCAGGTTGGCGTAGTTGTCCACTCTCTTCCTATCACTAAAGAAATTGGTGATGCTCTTGGTATCCAGTCTGATCGTGAAGGGTGGGTTGTCGCTTACAAAGTATTCGATGATACCGTCTGGGATATGGTCAAATCTGGTGAACTCGCTGCGTTCTCTATAGGTGGACGTGCTATTAAGGAGGAAATCTAACTTGCCTAATCTCCTGAAAAACTTGCACCTTGAAGAACTTTCCCTTGTGGATCGTCCAGCCAATGCACAAGCAATGGTTTCCCTCTTCAAGCGTGACAATTCCGAAGAGGAAATTACGAAAATGAATGAAGATATGGAAGCCAAAGTAAAGGCGTACATGGATGACAAAGGCTGTGGACGTGGCGAAGCTATGAAAGCTCTCGGTTACGACATGGAAAAAGCTGACGAAGCTGTTGAAGAGGTCGCTGAGAAGTCTGACCTTGAGGCTGTAGAAGCTCCCGAAGTTGATGTTGAAGCACTTAAGGCTGATGTTGATCGTCTTACTGCTGAAAACCAACACCTCCGCAAAGGTCTGATTGACAACGGTTACGTTATTCGTGCCGACTCAATTGAGAAGAAAGCGGAAGAAGAAATGATGGACATCGACGGTGAGATGGTAGCTAAGAGCGACATCCCAGCCCCAGTCCTGAAAGCACTTGAAGCTGCTGCTGTAGCCAAGCGTGAAAGTGAAATCGAAAAGGCTGACATTGAGTTGACAAAGAAAGCAGAAGAAGTTCTGCCACACTTTGAAGCTGGTGCAGCTAAGTCACTTCTGAAATCATTCTCAGAAGATGAAGCAATTATGGTAATGCTCAAGGCCGCTGATGCAGCTTTTGAAGCCTCCATGCAAGAATTTGGTAAGTCCGATGTAGACGGTGAGTTCGCTACCTCTGCTGACAAACTGGATGCTCTCGTAAAGTCCTACATGGACGAAAACCAACTGAAAAAGAGTGAGTTCGCCAAGGCTTATGCTGCTGTAGCTAAGACCGACGAAGGCAAAGCACTCATCACTAAATCCTACAAAGGGGAATAACAATGGCCGTTATGCAGTCTCGTGATAACCGCACTTTTATCGCTGGGGAAGACCTTTCCGCAGCACAATTCAAATTCGTAACTCTGGAAGCTGACGGTCAAGTTGACCTAGCTGACGCTGCTGGTGAGAACGCTATGGGCGTATGTCTTGCTGGTGCTGCTGCTGGCGCTGCCGTGACCGTATGTGTCTCAGGTTCCGTCATGGTAGAAGCTGGTGGTGCTATTACTGCTGGCGATCAAATCCAAACTGGCGCAGATGGCACAGCCCTTCTCGCAGCCACAGGTGATGTTGTACTTGGTTATGCCCGTGAAGACGGTGTAGATGGTCAGATCATCGAAATCGAAATGATCCAAGGTGGCAACGTAGCTGCCTAATCTAGCATTTAAAGGAATAATCTAATGCCACTTTTGACCCCATCTCAGGTACATATTGACCAGCCGTTGTCTAATCTGACACTGGCCTATGTACAAGAACAAACTAACTTTGTCGCTGATAAAGTATTCCCAACCGTAGGCGTTGCTCGTCAGTCTGACAAGTTCTACACCTATGACCGTGCGAACATGAACCGCTCTGGTGACGTAAAGAAACTTGCGCCACGCACAGAAGTTAATCGCATCGGTATGGCAATCTCCAACGATGCTTACTACGCTGACGTGTATGGCCTCGGCATGGACTTCGATGAGCAGACTATCGCTAACGAAGATGCAATGTTGGAAATCCGTTCCGCTGGCGCACAGACATTGACAACTCGCTTGTTGATCGACCGTGAAGAGCGTTTCGCTGACACATTCTTTAAGGCTGGCGTCTGGACTACAGACGTAACTCCTGCAAACTTGTGGTCTGACTACACTAACTCCACACCAATCTCTGACGTAACTAATGGTCGTCGTACCATGCAGTTGGCATCAGGTGGCTTCAAGCCAAACACAATGGTTGTTGGTAAAGAAGTTCGTGACATCTTGGTTAACCACCCAGACATCCTCGCCCGTTTGAACGGTGGCGCAACTGTAACAAACACAGCTTTGATTACAGATGCTAAACTGGCAGAAATCTTTGAAGTAGAGAACTTCTACGTCATGGAAGCTGTTAAGAACGGTGCTGCCGAAGGTCTTGCTGAAAGCAACTCTTTCATCGGTGGTAAGAACGCTCTGTTGGTACACACACCTCGTGCATCAGGTCTGATGACCCCTGCCGCTGGTTTGACATTCGCATGGAACTCAGTTCCCGGCGTAAACAACCTCGGTGTTACCGTTGAGTCCTTCTCTGACGATGCTCTCAAGCGTCAACAGGTTGCAGAACACATCCAAGTTAAAATGTCCTATGACATGAAAGTCACAGGCGCTGACTTGGGTTACTTCTTCTCAGCCGTAATCGCCTAAGCGATACTACTAAAGGTGTACCCTGAGCTTAACGGCTTGGGGTACAACCCAATATATAACAGAACATAACAGTATTCATATAATGGAGAGTCCCTATGCACCCCACATACTTGGGTTGGCAGGTCGATTGGCCTGTGTTTATCAAGATGCCTTTACTGGCGGATAATACGAATTGGAAACGTGGAGATCACTTTAACTGGGCAGAGCGAGGGATAGACCAAGACAAGGTTTCTACCTTATACGCCGCTGGTTACATTCACCACAACAAAGAGCTTGAGGTTCAGAACAAGGTTGGAGATCGACTGTCTGAACTAGCTGGTAAAGACTTAGAGACCTTAGTTAACCTACTTAATGTCGAGGTAAACAAACGTACCTCCAGTAAGACAGAGTTTGAAGCTAAGAAGTGTAAGAAGTCTAAGATTGACGACAAGCAACGTGGCCTAATCAGGCGCTTCCTTAATGTTAATCGCTGGATTACGGAAGACTTCTACGACATTCGAGACAAGGTTCTCGCTGACTAATAACAACGGAGACGACTTACATGGCATGGTCTTACGATCCTACAGACTTGGACACTACCACGGCCTCTGGTCGTCTCAATACAGTACGCCTATTGGTTGGCGATACTAACACTGATGACCAACAGGTTCAAAACGAAGAGGTTACGTTTGCCCTTTCTGAGAACGGCAGTAACGTGTATTACTCAGGAGCTTGGATTGCCCGTGTCATTGCCTCTAAATACTCCCGACAGGTAACGACACAATTAAGTGGTGCTTTGAGTGCTGACTATTCCGACTTAGCCAAGCAGTATATGGCTCTAGCAGATAACCTAGAGTACCAAGGTAAGACCGCAGGTGCTTCGGTAGGGGTCTTAGCTGGTGGTATCACTAAGAGTACCGTTGAGGCTGTACGAGCTAACACTAACCGTATCGAAGGCTCCTTCCGTAGAGATCGTTTTAAGAACCCACCAAGCTACCAAACACCTGAATACGAATAAGGAGTAAGATATGTCATTCCGCTCCTTTGACCTACTAAATCTCGTGAGAGACTTTGGTTCCGATGTAACACTCAGGAAGACCAGTACGGCTGGAACCTATAACCCTGCTACAGGTACAGTAGATGGTGCAGCCACCACAGACTATACTGTAAGTTCTTACTTCTTTAATTTCTCTGTGGGGCTTCCCATTGGTGACGAAGTTCGCCGTGGGTCTAGCCGCTGTATTATTCCAGCACTAGGTCTTGCTGTCGTCCCTGACGATGAAGACACTGTTATTGGTCTTGGTAATACATACGAAATCGTATCGGTACAAACCTTCTACAGTGATGGTCTTGCTATCTGCTATGTGTGTGAGGTTAGAGACTGATGAGTATTCAAGCAACAATGAACGCCTTTAAGGATAAGATAGAAAACAGAGTAGCTGATGAAGTTGAACAAAAGTTTGATGAGATAGCTTCCTACGCAGTTTATGTTGCTGTCCCTGACCAATCTATCGACACAGGTGCTTATGTAACTTCATTTTCCATTGGTAAAGCAGGTTTTGGTGGCGGTAGGAGCAAAAGTTCAGACAACAGGCCCAAGAACCAGAACCCACAAGCCATGAAAGACCAAGCCTACTCTCAGCTTATCGGTGACATAGATCGTATAGACTTTAAGACAACTCTAGAGTCTGGTGATGCAAGGTTCACTCTTCGTAACCGATCCCCTCACGCTAGAGATGTTGAGGATGGTACTAACTGGAGACGCTCAGGCTACCACGTCTTCGCAAAGATTAGGAACCAGTTCGGATGAGTATTTACAATGACATTCGTGCCGCTCTTGAGAGCCACTTAGCTAATACCGCTGGACTACCCTCTGGAATAGCCTATGAGAACGTCTCATTCGAGCCTCAGACAGGCACTAGCTTCCTCAAGGTATCCTTTGTCCCAACGTCTCGTAGACCCGCTGTACGAGGCTTAAATCCGCAACAACGGTATCAAGGTGTCTTCCGTGTATTCTGTTACACACCCGAAGGTAATGGCCCGTCTACTGCTGACGATATATCCAACAAGGTTATGACAGCCTTTGAAGCTACAACTGACATCTCTTTTACTAACGGTGATGCTGAGACATTCATAGTCTCCATTGACTACGCTGAGAGAGACAATGGCTTCGTAGATAGCCCGTGGTATTACACGGTAGTTAATATCGGCTGGTATATCTACTCATAAAGAAAGAACCACTATGACTAAAGCAAGTAAGAATTTTGTCTACTCAGGCAAGACATATCTCATCGGAGATGAGGTTCCCGCTAAAGTAGCTACGGCTGTTGATCCTTCCTGCACGGAAAAGCCAAAAGCTAAGAAACCAACAAATACTAATCCTATTCTTGAAGGAGAATAAACATGGCTTTTGCACAAGGTAGCCGTTCCAGTCTCTCGTACATTGCAGAGACATCTTTCGGCACTACGCCATCCACACCCACTTTCGCTAACCTTCCGATTAACTCACACTCCTTGGACTTGACCAAAGATCGTGTTGAAGGTAATGAAATCCAAGCTGACCGTATGACACGAGTTGACCGTCACGGTAACAAGCAAGCTGGTGGCTCTATAGAAGTTGATCTCC